ACGCACGAACTCTTCTAGGCTGCTGCGGAAATCAACCCGGCGCTCCACGAAGAAGTTACGTAGCTCGGAGGCCACGATCACCATCTCCTGCGTGTCAGGCTCATACCGAATGCGCAGCGGCCCGCGTGGGGGCTCAATCACGGCACCCTTGGCGTTCTCGCTGTTGATGACCAAGGTGTTGGCGATGTTCATGGTCAGGAACTGCGAGAGGGCCTCCAGCGCCAGCGTGCGGGCATTACCCACGACAGACTCGGGCTTCTCGATCATCTCGCCGATGACGGACTCAGCAGCGGCAAACACGCGCCCCACGTTGATGTTGTGCAGGTTCAAGCGCTCCATGATGCGACCCGCCATCATGCCCACGGCCAGCAGCGCGGAGTAGAAACGGTCACTGCGAGCAAACTTCAGCTTCTCGTCCAGACGCTCCTGCAGAGCGGCCAGCTCCAGCGCGATGGCTTCCCGGTTGGCAACTACGTGCTGAATGAAGATGGGGCCGGCCACCCCGTAGTGGTCGCTGAGCATGCGGAAAACCGAGTCCGACACCTGCTTGTTGATGCCGTAGGGTGTGGGCACGTGAAGATCAATGATCCGCTTGATCTCGCCGTCGGCAGCCGCTTTGTTGGCCAGCAGAGCCTCGGTAATCACGGCGTTGCTGGAGGTGACCATGACGGTGCACCACGTCGTCTTGTTGTTGCGCAGCTTGTTGGACTGGGCTTCCATCCTGTGCGCGGCTCGGCCACTGGTTGCGCCATACACCAGTATGGAGAGTTCCTCTGGCGAAGAGTTGGTGACCTCGTCGACCGTCAGGCAGATGCTGTTGAGCATGCCGAGATTGTGGAACTTCGCGTTCATCGTGTCCCGCTTGGTCATCAGCAGCTCGGAGGGGTTGCCGTAGATCGAGTTGATGGCCATCTGCAGGGTGGTCTTGCCGGTGCCGGACTCGTTCGATACGAGGTTGAGCACCGCACCGCGAATCTGCTGGCTGTTGAGCAGCTGCATGAGGCAGGCGCCGGCGCCGACGAAGAACGCAAACGCGTGGAGCTCCAGCCCGGGGCGATCGTAGAAGTTGATCACCGTCTTCCAGCCGTCCAGCGAGCCCTTCTGGTGGAACAGGGGAGCCAACTGGCGCGTGCCGCTGGCCGGAGGAGCCAGCTTGATGCCGGAGGGTGTGTACTCCAGCTCCCCCACGACGAACGTGCTCTCCGAAGTCCACCCCATCTGGTTGCGGGTGCGGTTGGAGCTGACACTGCTTTGAAGCCGTTTAACGGCAGATGCGAGATAGGACATGATTAGGTTCACCTGTTTTCCAAAAGCAATAACACCGTGCTTGACAAGCACGTCGCGGAGTTTGTCTGTAGCCATGAGCGCAGTCATGGGCGCTGAGAACCGGCGCAAGCCGTCTTGCGGTAGATGCACGTTGATGGCCACCAGTTCCCCCTCGCCGTCGCCGCTGTCCGTGGAGTCGTAGTACCGGTCGGTCACGTACAGGTCGTGCTGGTAGACCTCAACGACGTCAGCGTCGTCATCGTCAGACCCCACCCGGAAATAGATGCCGCCAGCAGCACCCCGGAAGTAGCCCTTGGGCAGCGGAGGAATCTTGACGTCGACGAACTGAATCTCCCCCTCGTGGTTGGTCTCCACCGGGGCCAGAATAGGCACACTCCCATCGGCTGCCGTCTCAGCAGCCTCCACGTACCGACCCAGTACGATCGGGCTGGTCACGTTCTGCTTGCAGCCGTTGCAGTGGCTGGGCGAATTCAATCTATACCAAGCACAGGTATGTGGCTTGCTGGTCAGGCGTTGCGCCTTCTCTTCGGTATCTTCCGCGGTATACCCGGGGTGGCTCTTGGAGAGCTTGTGGATCGCCGTATGCCCGTCGGTGCAGTTCCACGCGATCGACAGCGCTGCGCGCCACAGGGGCTCCTCCAGCGTAGCGGCCTGCAGCACCGCATGCTTGATCTGAGCGCAGCCCGTGTCTTTCATGCTGCGGCGCACAATCTTGCCGAAGTTGCATGGGTCGAGCTCGCCCTGCACGATGGCCTTCGTGGTCTCGTCCATGCCGAACGCCTTGGCCGCCGAGAGGTCTACAGCGATGCGGGGCAGTAGCTTGACGAAGTCATCGAACTCCACTGGCTGCGCGGTGTGCATGATCTGCACTGGTCGGGGTACGTCCTGCTTGTAGTTGGCTGTCCCGGGCACACGCAGGATGCGAGCCGCGTCGGCGGTGCATGAGAAGTCGATGGCCAGCTTGCTGGTGGCACACAGGGCCTTCAGGGCCTCGGAGGCAGGCTTCCATGCTGCTGTAGGAACCGCGGTGACCAGTGGCCAGTAGACATGCAGTCCGCCGCCGGAGTTGACCACGGTCGGGGTCGGGAGCTTGGTGAGGGTGAGGAATTCTCGCAGCGCCTTCGCGGCACTGGCTTGGTCTGGGTAGGGTTTGCCCTCGCCGCAGTCGATGTCTGCAAAAAAGGCCCGGAGTTCCCGGGCTTCTTGGGCCTTGCGGCTGTGTGAGTTGAAAGCAGCCAATGCGAAGTACGCATCAATGCCTTGGTTGTGTAGGGCGTCGGCCCGGGCGGAAGCAGACTCTAGGGTGTCGTGAAAGGTCTGCTTGGGGCGATGGTCATAGATGCCGACGATGCAGTAGACGCCTGCTGGGGGCAGGACGGATTGGAAAAAGTCTGTCACGTAGCCTCACGGGGTTGAGGGTTTGGGTAAAAGGTCTGGGGGAGGCGGGCCCGTGTACCGCCTTGTCACCCGGGGATCAGCCGGGTCTATCCCCCAGAGGGAGCGATTATGCCGACTCCGAACGGAGTACGGCAAGAAGTTCGATCACATCAATCAATCGCTTGGGGCGCGGGGTGCGCGCTCCAGTGAACCAAGAGTACACCGTTTGGCGGGATACCCCTAGCCGGGCAGCGACTGACTCGACCGGCACATTTCGCTCGACGCAAAACCGTCCAAGCTCGACCGCGGGAGTGATAGGTTGGGCGCCCATCACCGTTGCAGCTACGATTTGGTCGTAGCCACGTACCCGCTGCGATCTCTTAGGCGTCGTCATCAGTTGCCCACTCGTCCATCACGCTGTCCACACGGCTGGTGGTAGGCGCGGCCTCAGTCTTCTTGGCCGACGAACGCTTGATGGGCTCCGGGATGTCATCCTCGGCCACGGGTGCAGCCACGACCTTGGCCACCGGTGCGGGTGCGTCTGCTGGTGCTGCGCTGTACAGGTCTGCAGGCTTGTCCTTGGGCTTGACCACGATCTTGAACTCCACCGCACGGGCTGCGTCTTCCGACTTGGCCGAGGCCTGAGCCATCTCCCACTCGTCGGGGGACAGCGGACGCACGGCGCGGAACTTGACCACCGGCACAGCCTCAGCAGTATCGAAGCGGGCTTCCGTCACCACACCCGTGATAGGCACACCGTGGCCGGCCAAGAACTTGGCGTAGGCATCCAGAGGCATCTTGTCGCCTTCGGGGCGCCCGAAGATCGACTTGGCCGGCAGCTGCAGGCGGTAGATGTTGCCCGTGATGTCGTTCTCCAGAGCCACGGCGATGCGGCGGCTGTAACGGCATGCGCGAGAGGTGCCTTCACCGGAGCCTGCGATGTTGTTCTTGCAGGTGGCGCAGGCCGAGCTCTGACGGCTGGCAGCGGGCACTTCTGGATCAGGAACATCGCCGCCGGCAGACCAGCAGGTGGCCTCGACCGTCTTGCCTTCTTCGTACTTGTCCTTGAAGAACGTGCGGTGCACCTTAGGAGCGGCAGCAACCACGACGAAGTTCATGGCGCGCTCTTCGTTCTTGGCCACCTCCTCACCGCCGACCATCATCCGCCACACACCCCCCTTGATGGAGATTTGCTTGCCGCCGCTGTTGCCGGCCAGCATTTTGGTGACGTCGTCGGACTGACGCAGGTAGTCGGGGAGTGCGATGTTGCCGTTTTTGAAGAGAGTGATATTGCTCATATGGAATCCGTAAAAAGTGATGGGTTAGGAAGGAGACAGACTAAGCAATGCGCCAGACACGCAGGCCGTCTTCGACGGTGCGCACAGCGAACGACACGCCATCGGCCTTGTGCCGACGAGCGAAGGAAGCCACCGCAGCGCCGACGCGACGACGATCGGCCAGAGTCACGGGCTGCAGGGGGATCAGGAAGCTGTCCTCGACGTGCATATCGGCCAGCGGGTAGACCGTGGCGACACCGGTGCGGACGCGTTTGGCGGGGAGGGGGATGTGGGTTTCGATTTGGTACATGGCAGTCTTACGACGGTTGGTTAAAAGGCAGGGGGCAGTGAGTTACGTGATGACGTTTTTAGGTCTCCTTACGATGATCGAGTACTTGGAGTCTACGTTCAAACCTTCCGGCAGCTTATCAGGATTATCTATCAGGAACTGCTTCATGTTAGTCTGGTGCAGCCGCTGCTCCAGCAGGTCAATGGCGTCGTTCGCCCGGATGAACTCGTACATCCGGCCCCAGTTGTTTGTCCAATACCGGGACTTGACCGATCGGCTGAAGCTGCCGAACTGCGTCTTGCCGCCGTCTTGGCCGGTAGTCTTGCACAGCTCCAGCAGAGCCTGCTCCAGCGCTTCCACGTCCGACTTGAGCTTGGCGATCTTCTCGTCATGCTCGCGCTCCATCTGCTCTTTGGCGTCGCGGATGCGAACGTAGGCCTTCACGAGTTTGTCAGCGTCCATTTTGTTTCCTTTGGTTGATGTGAGTCTGAATTATACATTGTCAATCTCTTGTTTGTACAGCTCTACGAGGTCCATGTGGGCATTTACCTTGCCCTGCAGGGCTGCGTACATACGGCGCTCCACCGGGCTGCCCTGCAGGTGCGTGACTGTGACCTTGTTGGTCTGGCCGGCGCGGTGCGCACGGGAGTTGGCCTGCAGGTACACCTCGGTCGAAGTGATAGGGCCCCACCACACGATGTTGTCCGCTCGCGTCAGGGTGATCCCGTGTGCGGTTGCCTGCGGGCTGAGCAGCAGCACCTTGACGCGATCCTCGGTCTGGAACCGCTTGATGATGTCTGCGCGCTGCGTGGCCGGCACCCCGCCGTCAATAACCTCGACGGCGTACGAATTGGGGTCCGCCCCGATTAGGCGCACTACTAGGTTGTCCAGCGCGTCTCGCAGCATCGCCGTAACGTGCCGGTACGGCACAAACACCAGCACCTTGTTGTTGGTGGACTCTATGATGTCTACCAGCTCCGCCAACCGATCCTTGATGTCGAACTGGATGACCTCGCCAGTGTCGGTATACACCGCTCCCTGCGCAATCTGGGCGAGCTTGTTGATTAGGGTTGCAGCATTAGCGGCTGTAATCTCTTCGCCGGCGGCCAGCGCCACCATGTGCGTCTTGACCTGCTCGTAGTACTTCTTCTGCTGCGGGCTCAGCTCCAGCTCTCGGGTGGCGTACAGCAGGTCGGGCAGGTCCAGACATTCCTCCTTGGTGTACCGGATGGCCGGCTGCAGCACCTCGTGCACCATAGCCTTGGCGTTGGTGTGGGGCACCCACTTGAACTGCG